TCAGTCAGCATCGGTGTTCAGCAGTGCTGCTCTAGCCTGCCGCGTCCAGCCAATTCCGTTCTTGTCGTAATCGACCCGCGCACGGCGAATCTTCGGAAACGCCAGCATTTCGGGTCCAAGAATCGCAGCACCCGTGCCGCTCTCAGTGAATCTGCCTGGTACTTCAACGATGCGCCCATCAGGCAAGCGCATCTTGATCATCCATTCTGGATTTGGTTTTACTCTCATGTTCTCACCTCGCTGCGACGCCGTTCTTCTTGTCCCACGAGCGCAGACCTGCAAGACCCAGCAAACCAAAGCCCATCTCCCACAGCGCGTTGTCGAGCGTTGGCAGTGGCACAGGCACTGCATGCCCGGTGTAGAAGATGTAGATCGTTTCGATGGCTGGGCGCAGCAAGAACTGCCAAGCCAACGCAGCGTTGAAGACCCACATTGCAGCAGGACGCGCGCCACTAACGAAGAAAGTGCCGCTCTCGGCCTGCTTCAGATTGATGTCGTTTTGTTGCTTGCTGAGTTCGACGATGGCCGTCAGTTCACGGGACTCTTTAGCGTCAGCGAGCTTCAGGATTTCGAGCTGCGCTTTCTGCGCTTCGATGGGATCAGGGATGAACCGACCGATGATGTCGGCGGCTTTTTCAAGAAGGGGTGCTAGGAGAAGATTCACGGTGGCCTCTGAGTGTTTCTCTATTTACCCAGCCGGACCGTCAGAAGAATTTGTTCATCGCGAACTGCCCGATGAAGATGATGACGCCGCCCGCACCCATCCACTTCGCCATCGTCAGATTGATGGAGCTGACACGCTCAAGCAGTTCATCGATCTTGGTGTTCAGTTCACCACGCATGGTGTGCACCTCGTGCTTCAACGACTGAAAGTCATCGGTCTTGAACGAACGAAAGTTCTGGTCGTTGTTCAGGATGTTTTGCTCCGCTCTTGCAAGGCGGTCACGGAGGTCTCGGTCGTCGTTCATGTTGTGTCTCGGGTTCAGGCGTGTCCCCTATTTAGGGTCGGCGCCACGAATCCGACAGAACGAATACCTTCGAATTACGGGAGCGGTGTACCTCCAGCGACCGTGCTTGCTACGATGCTGGCAAACACAGGAGTCAGGGCATGGGGTTCGCGAAAACCGTCTGGGCCACCGTCATAGGCGGTGTGCTCTTGATATTCATCAGCTGGGGGCTTGAAGCAATCAAGACGAAGCTACCGGGCTGGGCAGAGGCATTCATCGATGTTGCGTGGGAACCTGTTGCCGTACCCAGAGCCGTTGCGTGGATCACTGCGATCGCAATAGGGTTCCTCGTTGTGGACTTCTACTTGACTACTCGAAGGGAGGCGACACAAAAGCGTCGCAGCGCCGCTTCGGCTGATGAAAAGAAGCCATCGTCATTCTTCACAGCACCAATGCCACCATCAGAACTGTCCAGTGAAGAGCTGGCGATCATGGACGTCCTAGTCCACACAAACACTTGGGCAAGCCTACCGTTCATTTTGAGAAACACAGGTGTGAATCGTCTACGTGCTCAACATGCTTTGACCAGCCTGAGCAACCGCAAATTTATCGAAACAGGCACTGACCTTTCAGATGTGGAATGCTTTTACTTGTCGCCTGACGGCATTGCATATGCAGTTCAAAACAATCTCGATAAATCGCTTTGACAAGATAGCAAGCAGCTCAGAAGCATAGGAGCCAGAGGTATGTGGAACTGGAAGACGGTTGTTGCTGGCCTTGGCGGTCTTGCCGCACTACTTACAGTGCTGAACGAAGCCATTGAATTCTTCCCTACAGGTCTTGTCTGGGTGCGCGTCGTATGGTCATGGCTGTGGGGAATGATCACATATCAAGTGAGCGTGCCAGTATCTGCAGCGATAGTGGTGTGCTTGATGCTGTTGTTCGCTCATGACTTTCTTGAGTCGGCATATCCATCGCGAGATAAACGAGCCGCTGCACTTGCCAGCTCTGAGCCGGAGCCTGCGCTTTCAAAAGAAGAGTTGACTGTGATGGATGTTCTCATCCACGCTGATACGCCTATTGACTATCACGACTTGCTTTTTCAGACGAGCTTGACCAAAGTTCGCCTTGAGCACGCACTGCATAACCTGCTCTTGCTTTACTTTGTACGTGCAAAAAAAGACCCTTTAGGATCGGTCACCTACTTTGATTTGATGCCTGCTGGCAATGCCTATGCAGTAAATAACGATCTGGACAAGTGACCTAATCTGTTTACTTGTCAATTGCTATGCGCAGTGCCTGTGTGTCTTCACAAGCATCAATCTGTTCCTGTAGTGCTGTGTACTTGGCACGGATGGCAGCACGAGCTAGTTCAGCTTCCGCTTCACCCGGCAGGCGTTTAGCGATTACTTCATCGAAGGGTTTGAACTCAGCTTCTCGCTTGGAACGACGAATCTGATGAGCAATGGCTCGACTCTTTGTTGGGCATTCGACACATACCTTACCTTCCTGCTTCCACGCTGCACGGAACGTTCGATCGTTTGGAATCGCGTCAGCGTCCACAACTTCGACGTTTTGAGCGTCAGCAGGAACGTCTTGCAGTGCACGAGCAATTGTGATTTCCGGTGCTGGGATGATGATTGAAACTCCGCCATCAGGACGGGTGAAGAGAATGCGTTTTGACATTTTGAGAGTCCTTTGAATTAGCGGAAGATTGCAACCATGTTCACTGCTCCATCTGCCTGAGCGGATGCAAAAGTAACGGTGCTTATCCGAATGCTTGCACTGGTCTGATTTGCCATGGTGGTGATTGGTCCTTGCAAAACTAAGTTCGCAAGTCCGGGGTCATGCGCAACACCAACCATGGTGTAGTTTGCATCAGGCATTGCAGTCGGAAAGTTGATTGTGAAATCTCCAACGCCGTTGTCGGTAATTGAACTGACGTTGAACGCTACACGAATTGCCACAGTACCTTTGCCGTTGAAGTTCACCCACGCCTTTGCAGAACCGTCAATTACAGTGTCAGCGGGAACTGACTTGGTACCGCCGAAGTTTGAGAGTGTTGTTAGTTTTAGTGTGCTCATGATTGATCCTTAGCGGAAGAAGCCCATCGACACGTTTGCAACGTCGAGGACACCACCACTGGCAGTGCTGCGAGTTGCCAAGTTGTAGCTACCAACCGCAATCCCAGCCAGGGTGATGATCGTTGTGGCATCTGTCGCTGAAATAAGCGGTGCGTAGTTGACATCTGCAAACGGAACAATAAAGTTAACTGTGTAGTTGCCCAAACTATTGTCGGTAACAGAACTTACGTTGCCAGAAGCACGAATCGCCACCGTACCCGTACCATTGAAGTTCACCCACGCACGGCACTTGTAGTTCTCGCTGTTGTCCGGATTCAGCCATTGATTGAATTTAAGTGTGCTCATTAGCGTAGCTCCGCCCAAAGTGGTGTGCCGTAATTGGTCAGCGTCACGCTGTACGTGTTGCCCGGAGGTACGATGAAACTAATCGTCTGTGGACTTGTGACACTTGAACCCCAGGAATTGGAGTGGATCAAGACACCGCTAACAAAGACTGTTGCAGCTCCGTTTGCTCCGGCGGAAGTTGCCGTGACAATCACTTGAATTGGACGACCTGTGCTATTGGTATAGGAAGTGCCGTTTGCAACACGGCTACCCGACATGTTTTGCCATGTCTGCCCAAGACCAATTACGTCGTCAGTTTCAAAGTTGTCCGACCCCCTAATTACCGTTGTCATACGATGCTCCAAGTTGCACCAGTACTTACGGTCACGGTAACCCCGGTGTTGATAGTGATTGGTCCTGCCGAAATGGCGTTTTTGGTGCCAGCAATCGTGTAATTGCCAGTCACCAATTGATCGTTCTCGTAGAACACGGGATTACCGACTGCGCCCGTTGCGCCTTGACCCGCTGGAACCCATGAACCGGCGGTCGCGTTGTAGACCTCAAGCGATTGCAGCGTTGTGTTGAAGCGCGTGTACCCGTTCACAGGTGCTCCGTCACGCTGGGCCGTTGAACCCACCGGCATGACCGCAGAACCCGTGGTACTGGTGCGTGGCACGACATCAGCCGCAAACGCTGCTGACGCTGCTGCAGCACTGGCCGATGCAGACGCGTTCGACGCTTGGGTCGTTGAAATGCCTGCCTGCGTTGTCGCGATTCCAGCCTGGGTTGTGGCTGTCGAGGCACCTGTCGTTGAAATGCCTGCCTGAGTCGTCGCCGTCGAAGCAGCACCTGTCGCGATGCCAGCCTGAGTCGTTGCGGTGCTGGCCCCGGTTGTCGCGATTCCGGCTTGGGTCGTTGCTGTGTTTTTGTCAGCGAGCGCACTGGCTGCAGAGGCTGCAGCAGCGACTTCACTTGCCAGCGCTGCCACCGCGGAGTTGTACGCTTCGAGAGCCTTGTTCACAGCCGTCGCGGCCGAGTTCACAGCAGTGACGCGGTCAGCCTCGATCTGATCGGCAATGGACTGGAACTGCGTCAGCGTGATCGCGTCAGCACGAATGTCTTGCAGCATCTGCACCAGTCGGTCGAAGTCAGCATCGAGAACGTTCGCTCGAAGTGCTCCACCCTCGGTGTAGTCCGTTGAACGATCAATCGGGACCTGACGAATCAGCGTGATCTTGGCTCCGGCAGCAGGTGCGACTGTGAAGGTCACATTGCCACCAAGCGGGTTGTCCACGCCGCTGACCGAGTACCCCGTTCCGATCAAGACGCCGTTCACATAGACCTTGAGGTCCGATGCCTGCAGGACGCGGAAGCCGTACGGGAAGACGGTGACGCCGCCTGCTGCGACGTATTGATTGATTGGTGATTGTGCTGAGACTGCCATGCGTTCTGTTCCCTGTTCGTTCAGCTATTTACGAACTTCGGTCAGAACTGCAGCGCATCCATCGGCGCTTCAAACGAACCTGACTGCGACAGCGCGGCCCAGTCGTGAATACGCGCACCGGCCATGCCCGTTTTGATGCGGATTGGCTGGTTCTTGATCGCCATGGCCACCGCATCGATAAAGTCGTCCCTTGCCCTGCCGTTCTTGGCGGAGAAGTCGCGAAGCTGAGTTCGAAACGGTGTCTCCATCACCGACTTGTGTGCGTGCAGGAGGCCTGCCGAAAGCGGCGTGTCGTACGCCTCCATGATCTTTTGCATCTTGTTTTGCGAGGTCACCTTGCCGTCGCACGTCAGGCCCTTGCCAACCGCCGCCTTACGAAAAATGGGGGGCAGGTAGTTACCGATACCGTTCGTCTCAATGTTCACGTGTGAGACTTGGTTCTCGTTCATCAGCTTGATCACCTGCGCAACCTGCTCGTTGGCATCACCAAAAAGCTTGATCGTTCGATGGATGTAGTAGTGACCGTCGTCCGTGCTGAACACGATTGCGAGAACGCTGTCATCGGTGTTAATCGTGGACATGGCGGGGTCCCAAAAGCAGGAGTACCCCATCACGCGAACACCGTTCAAGCGCGCCAGTCGTTCACCGTTCGCCTGATGGACAGCAAGTTCCGACGTGTACGTCGCGATCAACGACGGATCGAGAACGGTGTCTTCTGGGTTGTATGGCAGCAGCAGGTATTGAGAGAGGAAGTGACCCTTGGTGGACGAGCCGCGTTGACGCTTCAAAATCTCGTCTAGTGGAAAACGCTCAGGCCACAGTGACCGACCCGTCAAAGTCGGGAACTCACCCGACACGTCTTCCATGATCGGGATCTTGATCTGCGAGCAGCCCGTTCTGAACGGCTCTTCGGTCGTCGATTCGCCTGCTACCTCGGTGTAGATCGAGTCATGGCTGTGCGGCGTACCAACGAAAAGCTCGTATCCACCGGGCACCAAAATGTGCGTTGGCTCATCGAGCTTTTCACGAAGCTTTTCGCGCTCGGTGTCGGTCCTAGAGTTCTTCGGAACTTCTGTGTCGTCGTAGATGATCCAGTCAGCACGAGCACCAGTGATGTTCGACATCACACCCCAGGACGTGACGCTTGGGTTCCGTCCGTCAGTTGAACCCTCAACGACCAGCGTGTCGGCCTTCCACGTGTTTTCCTTGCCGTGCAAGTGCTTCGCCAGTGGGTGACGCTCAACAATCGTGGCAACGTCACTGGCGATCTTGACGGCGGTTTTCTTGTCGGCTGACAGGACCAAGAATCGAAGCGTCGGGTCCTGTGTCAGCATCCATGTGATGAACAAACCAACGATGGTTGATTTGCCTGCACCACGAAAAATCTGCACGAGTCCAGTGTTGTTCTCCCAGTCTTTGTGGTCGCTCAAAAAGTCGAGAATGTCGAAGTGCAGTGCAGGCACTTCCCACGCTGGTTTCTGTGCATTCGCCCACACCAAGAAGAACTGATGGAACGTGCATGGAATACGAGCAACAGCATCGGTCTTGGGCTGTGCCAGCTTGGGTAGGGTCAGTCGTGGTCCGCTCGTCTGCTTGCGCTGATGTGGCTCAAGCTTCTTCGTCATGAGCACTGACATCGATCACGATGCCTCTCTGAATCAGCATCGCGTCAGCGTCGGCCAGCATTTGCGCGGCTGAGTCGCTGAGTTCACCTTGCGCCACCGTTGAGTCGTCAGTGACTCGAATGCGGGCAGCCAGATCGACCAAGTTCCGACTGATGTGAATCAGGTCCTTGAGTCGCTTGCGGCGGTTCTCGTCCAACTCCTTCAGCATCGGGTTGGCGAGCGTTTCATCGGTGTCGGACGCACCAATGGCAAGAGCCGTCTTGAAAATTTGGTTGTTGTAAATCTTGGCGGTGCTGTCCAACTGATCACTGATCTTGAGGGCGTCAAGACCATTTGCTTTGATGATCTTCTTGGCTTCAACATCGGCCTTCAGTGCCAGTCGAACAGTGGCGTCACGCTCTGCTTGCAATGCAAGCGTTCTCTCAACGTCGTCTTTGAAGTCAGGCCAATGACGAATCAACGCGTCCTTGTCCTCTTTCGGCAGGTTCTTGGTGCGTGGATTGGTTTCTAGTTCAAACAGCGTGAGCGGCAACCGACGGTCGCGCATCTTGTAGTCAGTGAGCAGCACGAACAACGCTTCAACGCGCTTCGGAATGCCATGACCCTTGCGGTCTGACAGAACGCGGGACTTCTTGACGTGTGAGCCAGCAAGTACAGGCTCGTACTCGCCAGCAGTGCGCTCGACAATTTCAGCGAGTAAGCGTTCTTCGTTTCGCTTCAGCGTCTCTTGCTTGCGCTTCAACGCCGCTTCGCTTGGTGCGCTGCGTTTGTACTTGCGTTTGCGTGGTGTTGGGGTATCCGTTTGATCCATCTAGAAGGTCGTTTGCTGTGACCTTCTATTTACGAAGTTCAGGCGGATACCGCCCCGTTTTTACTTGTCAGCGTTGCGATCTGCATCTCGACCGCCAAGTGCTTCTTCCACGTAGTCAATGCCACGACGAAGCCACCCGATGTTTTGACCAGGCAGTGCGTTGCGAATGCCACCAATGTCTTTCTCTGACACATCACCATCGAGCAAACCCGCAGCCTTCTCACCGACTTTTTTGGCGTACCCGAACGTTGGACCCGCGATCTTTTCGAGAGCAGTGACATCGTCGAACTTCGGGAACAGTTCGTCTTCAAGACCCTTTGGCATGATCTCTCTGAACTCGTCGCTCAGTGGATTCCAGTCGTCACCCGCTGTCTTGATGATGGACGCAGCCTTGTCGCTTGGCGCAGCCACGAAGCCACCTTTCAGCAAAATCTTCCAACCCGTTGTTGTCATGGCATCGGTGTCGCCGAAATACTTTTCGAGCGACACATCACGACCTGTCACGGTGTCATACGCTACGACCGATGCGAATCCCCAGAACGCGTAGTTCAGCGCGCCAGTCGCGACGCGCGACACTTCGCGGTTTTGCAGCGACTGCAGGAACGTCGATTCGTAAGCAGCGTTGTTGAACGACTGGAAGCGGTTCATCATGCGACCGATGAACGTCTCGCTCATGAAGCGTGAACCAGAGCCGATCGATGGAATGTTCAGTGCTGCCTCGGTGTGGGCATACACGGACGCTTTGAAGATGCGCGCAGCTTCAGCGTCGTCCCACTTGTTCAGTTCAGCGAACATCAAATCGTTCTTGCTCTGACCGTGCTTCTTCGCCTGCGCGGCGATACGCTCCATCATGTCCTTGTCGATGTAGAACTTCGCGAAGTCGGCACGAGCAGTCGAGGACAGGTTGTCCCAGCCCTTTGTCGCGGCATCGAGAATGTGTTGAGTGCTGGCAGACGATGCGACCATGCGACCCGCTTTTGCCCAACCTTGAATCAGCGAGACTTTCGCGAACACGTCACCGACCTTGTCGAGTCCACGATCAAACTTCTGTGCAGTCCGACCAGCGAAGCCCTTGTTCGGGTTCATTGAATCGGCAAGTTGCTCAGTCAATTGCGTTTCCCGAATCGTGGTGTCGATCAAGTCCGACAGCAGACCAAGTTGCTTCGCGTTCGCTTTCATGTCGGCGTGATCTGCTGGTGAGGAGAACTTCGCGATGAACTTCAGCGTCTTGCCTGTGCCAAATGCGCGGGCCACTGATGCAACGTCACCCATTGAGTTCGGGAAGGCAGACGAGCCGAGCTGAGCCATGCCAGCCAGCCTGTTACCAACGCCTTGCACGTTGTTGAAGAACATCGAGACGCTGTCCTGGCCCGGTGGACCCTTGCGCTTCAGACGACGCATGGCGAACTCAAGTTGCTCAATGTCACCAGCGCGTTCCACCGCCAGCTTTCTGATTTCTTTGTCAGCCTTGTTCTTGTCGTTCTTGAAACGGACGTTGATGTCCATTTCGCGTGCTGCGTAGTCCTGATTGATTTCACGCAACAGATCATTGAACTTCACACCGGCTTTTGCGAGTTCCACGTCAACGGCGGACTGACTCACGTGATACATCTCCGTGCTCAAGACATCGTCGCTGGTGAAGTTCAGCAGGAACGAGTCGTCCACGGACAGTGTTCGGCCTTTGGTGTACTTTCCCGGAAGATCAAGGTTTTGTTTCAGATCACCGAGTGACACCGTGTCGTTTTCGTTCAAGACTTTTTCAGTGACCAGTTCAGCCATGCGTCTAAGGTCATCGAGGACCGTTGGGTCACTGTAGTCAACGTTCGGGTTGCGTGCGTTCCAACCATCGATCAAGGCGTCTTGAAAACGCACCCGATCACTGATGATGCGGCCCTTGTCAAACACACGGGACAAGTAGTGACCGCCATCTTCGTACGCGAAGCGGTGAGTCTTCGACGATGGAATCAGGTTTTCAAAGTCGGTTGTGTACTGATCGAGCTCTGCTTTCTTGACATCGATGTCGGCCTTAGTGGCAGCAAGACGGGACTTCGCGTCGTCGATGGCGATCTTGGGTGCCTTGCCCTTTTGCAGTGTCGCGAGTTCAGCGGCAATGGCTTCACGTTGAGTCTTCAATTTTTCAAGGTCAAGTGCAGGCGCAGATTCGTCAGGCTTGAGAACACGCGCACCAGTTGCGATGTCGATCAACTGTGACTTGTCTTCGTACAGACCGTAATCAATCTTGTCAGCATCGAGTTCAGCACGTTGCTTCGCGCCCAATTCAACGCGCTTCACGACCTCGTCCATGCTCGATCCGAAACCAGCAGGCTCAGCCATGTACGCTTTCAGCACTTTGTCGAACGACGTTTCAGTGAGCTTGTAGTCATCACCGAGAGTTGGGTCCAGTCGCTTTAGTTCGGTCAGGATGGCGTCACGGTCGTACGTTCCACCATCGACCTTCTTGAACCACGCTTCAGACATTTCCTTGTGCGTCTCAGTCAACTGAGTGAACAGATCACCAGTCCGCTGACCGACTGACACTTCGATTGGCACAGCGTTCGCGACACCAGCTTGGTTTTCAGCAGTTGCAAGGCTTGAGCGCAGCAGAACGCTGTGAGCATTTCTGACTGTTTCAAAACTTGAAGTGCTCAGACGCTGGTTCGCTGATTTGTTGATGTCACCGAACATCGAGAACCGAACGATTTTCTCGTTCCACGATGGCGGCAAGAATGGGATCAGATTGATGCGGGCGTCACCCATCGTGCGATTGCTGGCACGAGCCGCTGAAATCGAGTCAGCACCAAAACCTTGTGCGATGCCCTCATTCAGTTGTGTGAGTGGAAGCGCACCGCCACTGTCAGTGAAAGACCCACGAGCGATCTTGTTACCAACGGCCTTCGCGCCAACACCCAGAACACCGCCAGCGACCGCTGCCCCAGCGATGTTGTACGCGGAGTCTTCGAGTGTGCGAGTCACTTGCTGCGAGTGCAAGATTGGTTCAGTCAACGTGGTGCCAATGACCGCGCCTGCCGCGCCTTTGACGGCGGCTACACCCAACGTCGCAGCCTTGCCAACACCGATGTAGTTCAGCGGGTTTGTGGCACCTACAAGAACGTTTGTAGCGAGACCCAGTGCCCAGTTCTGGTTGTCCATGATCTCTTTGTTCTTGCGCTCTTTGTTCGCCTGTTTCAACAGTGCTTCAGCGTGGTCCTTGTTCCGCGCTTCAGCAACGACGCCCCAGTCAGCTTTGTCGTACTGCTTGTAGTCGAACGCAGCGTCATTTGGGTACTCAAGAACGGACTTGACATCACTGCCAGCCCAAATGCCTTCTTGCTGCCACGTGGCTTTCAGACCATCAACGAAACCTGTCTTCGGCGCAGGCTTCTTGGTGTCGGTTGGTGTGACCTCGGGCGCAGTGCCCCATGCAGTTGTGTCGAGTACGGCCATTAGTTACCTTGTGTGCGTGCGGCTTTTTGAGCTGCGAGTCGTGCGTTCTTTTCGCGAAGTGCTTTCTCACGTGTGGACAGCGCGTCGATGGTTGCTTGTGTCTGCGCTTTCTGGTCCAGACCCGGTGCAGCAGCGTCAACAGCTTTGTTTGCGTTGTACCGAGCAGCAGCTTCCTCGTGTGAGGTGTAGAACTGTTTGTTCTCGGTGGTAATCCGCGTCATCACGCCGTCTTCACGAATGTAGATGTCGTACGTTGGTACTTCCTCGTTGCCAACGCGTTTGAGACCACTGAACACGGGCACAACGTCTTTGCCCTTGGTTTCTGGGAAGTCGTCGTTGATGATTGAGGTGATGGTTTTCTTGTCAGCAAAGCGGCTGGTCGGGTACATCTCAACCTTGCCCGAAAAGTCAGAGACCTTGAGTTCGCGGTTCTTGACAACGTCTTGCTTGAACAGTTCACGAGCGAGCTTCACGTCGCCACCAGCGCGTGCAAACGACTCTTGCCACTGGTCGTCCAGTTTGTCGCGCACTGAAGTGCTCATGTTTTGCGGACTGAGATTCACGTCCTTAAGCACGGAATCTGCAACACCGCGATTGATCTTGGACGAAGCGTCTTGCTTCAACTTCTTTTCAACGTCGGGCGTGTTCTTCTGGCGTGTCAAAAACTGCAGTGCTTCGCTTGGGGTCTGCCCGCTTTCGAGGCGGTTGATGACGCCTGCAAAGTCGTCAGGCAGATCGCGGTACAGCGCGTTCTGCGTCTGCGATGAGTACGACTTGATGGCACGAAGATTGGCGATGCCGCGCGCTTGAATTTGCGGGTTCTGAGAACGAATGTCGTTTTGAATCGAGCCAAGAACCGACGTTGGGACAGCACCGGCCTTAGCGATTTCTTGCAGGTGCGCAGCACCAACAACGTTCCCACCGTCGATGAACGACTTCAGAGTGCCGTTCTTCTTCCACACTTGATCTGCGGCACTAGACGACACGGCGATTCCGTTTTCCATTCGCATTTCGGCGATGGTTTCACGAGTCTTCCGATCAGAAGCCAAACGGCGTTGCTCACGCTCGTAACCAACGCGCTCAGCGTCAACGCGGTCGTATGCAACGTACAAACGCTTGAGAGCTGCAGGGTTGTCCTTGAAGTCAGGCGACTCGGCAAGCTTCGTGAACTGCCCGAGCAACTGCTTTCCGTTCAAACCACCATTGCGCGCTTGCAGCGATAGACTGACTTGGAACGTGTCAACAGTGCTTTGGATCGCTTCTTTCTGCGCGGCTTCCGCTTCCTTGACCTGCTTGTTGTGGTCGGACACGGACGCTTTCGCGAACTGATCAATGTACTTGTCGGCCTTGTTCTTCAGCACGAGCTTTTCAGCTTCAGTGATTGGCATCTGGCCGATCAGCACTTCCATGCGGCCCTTTTCGTTCGCCACCAACGCGCCAATCTCGCCTTCGGCCAGGTTCTCGGACGTAATGGCAGGCCCAGACAGTTTTGCGAGCGGTGACACGTCTAGTTTTTCAAGTCCACCGTTCAGTGCAGCAGACGTGAGCTTGCCAATCGCGGCACCTTTCATTTGCTCAGCCTTCAGCGCACCGTACGTGGCGTACGCTTGTGGTGACGTGTACCGCTCCACGATGTTGGCGGCGGCTACGGCAACGTTTTCAGCGGTTGGCTCAACAATGATCTTGTCGATGACGAGATCATCTGACTTGCCATCCCGAATCTGATTCTGTGCAACGACGCGCGGCTTGACGACACGCTCCATGTAGTCAGCACTTGAACGCGACTTGTACTGCTGCAAGTTTTGATCGACGTTCCGAATGATGGTCTTTTGGGTGAAGCCGTATTCGTTGCGGACCTTGTCAATTTCGATGTCACGCTCGATTTCATAGCGCGATTGCTGCTCGGTAGTGCCAAGCTTCGCGTACTCGGGATCAGCATCAAGACGACTGCGCGTTTCAGCATCCTTTTTGTCGATTTCTAGGTACATCAACTTCGCACGGCTGTCTTCTTCGGCAGTGCGCAGACCGTTGTAGTACGAGTTCACGTCGTTGATCGAGTTGCCAATCGTTTCAGCGGCACGAGCCAGTGCCTGACCTTCAACACCAGCCGCAGGATTGGCAACGCCACCCCAACCCACAGGTGTGCTCGGCAGTGCCGCGCCTTGCTCAACACGATTGCCAAAGTTCCGGGTTACGGATTCACCACCGTCGCTTTCGCCACCTGGGCTGCGTGGACGATTCATCAAATTGTCTGGAATGCGAAGGCTCATGGCTTACCCTTGGAAGTGTCTGGTGTCTTCGATCCAAGGTGCCCCTTGGTCAACGTCGCACCGATGCTGGCGAGGCCACCAATTGCGTTCAGCGTGCCAGCGGTTTCGTAGCCGGCAGCGGCTTGCTGCATCGCGTTGTTTCGATTGGTGCCTGCGGTTTGTGCGAAGCGACCGGACGCTTTGGTGCTGACGGACTTGTTCACACCGGAGAAAAGTGCAGCGAGTGCGTCAGCACTGGAAAGCGCGTCGAGCTGGTCCATGGCGGCTTGGGCTGAGCCTTCACCGATCATCACGCCCGAACCCGACTGAGCGACTGCCATTTGACCGCGCAACAGTGCAGCTTGACGCTTGATGTTGTCAGCCTCCATCGATGCTTCGCGACGAATGTCCTGTGCTTCCAAGTTCCGTAGCTCTTGATCGATCGCGCCTTCAGACAACGAGGCCATGCCCTGCTGCCGAGCCGACCCAGCCTGCGATTTCGCTGAACTGATGCTCCCTGCTACACCAAATGCGGTGCTGAATACGGTCGCTGCTGTTAATGCCCATGCCATGTGATTTATCCTTCGTGTCGTTCTCTATTTACGACCTGTGGCGGCGATTCGTTCAGGATTAAGTCGCGTTCGATCAGATCCAGATCCGTTTCGTCAGTCCGATGCACCGTGACAATCGTCGTCGGCTCATGGACGAAGAAAACGCGCTTTTCACCGGCAGGTGAAATGAACGTGCAGGGTGCTTGTAGTTCTTCTTGGCCGCGCTCGGTGAACACGGTGCAGTGCCCAAGGGTCAGCATCACAATGTGTTCTTGGGCATGACGCTTGCCTACCAACACGGTGCCTGCAGGCATCGTTAGTTCACGGGTGTAGATGCCCTTTGAAAAGCGGTGAACAGGCTTTAGAGCGTCGTCGTCGATGGTCTGAACACCTTCTTGCACCAAGCTCTCGATGGCTTCTTGCAGAGACAGAATCAGATTCCTAGCGTGCTGTTGTTCTTCAGGAACTGGCAAGCTGTAGAACTCGTCCAAGGTCAGGCGGTACGGTCCTGTCAGCGCGAGATTCGAGGACTGTGGCAAGTTCAGCATCTCGATCATCGCGCGTCCCCCAGTAACCCGAAGCGGATGAAGCGTTCACCGTTGTGAGTCTCGATGTCCAAAAAATGAAAGCCGAGCCAGTCGAGCCACTTCAAGTGCGCTGCATTCCCTGACCAAACGATGTTCGTCAAGAACCCGTTTCGTGCTGCTTCTGCTCTAGCGAAACGGCGTGCTGCGCGTGAGACGCTGGCGCACTTGCTAGTCTCGTCTGTGCTCAACATCCAGATTCGTCCGTACCCCTGCAGCGGGATCACACCGAAGATCGCGACAACGCGGCCTTCACGCGCGACAGTGAATGTCTCAATCCCTTCAATTGGCGTGAGCGCAGCTTCAGGTGTTTGCTGCAGATGCTGCAGCTCGGTTCGGTCTGCTACACACATCGTCTGCGCGAGTTCTTGGCGATCAGCGTCAACTGTCGGTCGAATCAAAACCGTCATCAATTGACCTGCGCATCAACAAAGACACCAAGCAGCGTGAACGGTGTTGGTGTGTCAGATGTGACGATGTTGTTCTTCGGGTTGTCGGTCTGCGGTGAACGCCAGCCAAGTGACTTCACTTGCTTGTCACCTGTGAAGGGCTGCACTGCGGTGTCCAGACCGATGAGGTTCGTGCGGAACGGAATATCGACACCGTTCAGTTTGCAGTTCACTGTGTCTTGGAACTTCAAAGTCACATCGGTGATGGAGACTGTTCGACCCTGTGACGATGACGACGCGTCGCCAAACTCAGGGTTCAGCAGTTCAATCGTTGTGGTGAACGGAAGACCAACAGCGACGATGGACGCTGGTGCTTCAAGCGTGATCGAGCCGCTAAGAACAACACGGGATGGATGCACGACGCCATCAGCCACAATAGTGACGGTCTTACCCTCAAGATTTGAGAGACCACTGATTGTTGTGACTGGCGTGCCTTCGTAGAAGGCTGAGCAGTCCATGAACACAATGTTTTCTTCTTCGTAGTCGAAGAGTTCAACAAAGCGTCTTTCAACACCGTCAATGGTTCGCTTGACAATCAAAAACGTGTCAGTGGAACTTGCGCTTGCAACTGAACCGACGTTTTCGAAGTGACCATCGGTGCTGTGCTGCGCCCACGCAATCTGATCGTACTCACGGGCCAGCGTCAGCGAGGTTATGCGGCCATCGGAGAGCACCATCCAAGCGATGTAGTCAGGGTCTGGCGAGAACGCCATGTCGGTGATGGTGGCAAAGCGCGTCAAATGCTCTGCGTACAACGTGATGTCAGGTGCGACGTTCGCATCTTCAGTCACCGAGTACGAAATGGCGCGGGCCTTGCGGCCTTCACGCTGCAAGAAGATCACTTCACGACCAATGCGCAATGGCTTAACGTTGCTTGAGCCGTGGCGGGTGTGGTCTTTGATGACGTTGCCTGATGTGCCTGACAGCGAACTGTTGTTGTTGCCTGCAAAGCTGAACTCAGTAGAGGTCGTCAACGGCAGTAGGCTTCGCGCCGACACCATGTGCGTGATCGCGCTGTACTCGTTACTGGCAATCGTTGAAATGATTCCGTCGGAGTCGCGATTGCCGACCGTCAGGTTCAAGTAGTCGCCTGCAGCACTGGCCCAAATGGTTTGTGGGAACTGTGGCGAGCCACCAAAGAAAAGACGTTGCTCGAAGAACGCGACGGTTTGTGGGTAGCTACCAGTCTTCCAGTACGCAGGTGCTTCACCCGACACCGAACCGCTGACTGACCACTCTTGACGGCCTGGAGTAGAGAGCACACAGGTGATGGTCCACGTTTCAGTTGTCGTTGAACCGGGCTGTGACACGACGCCTGCAATTTGACCGTTTGCAGCAGGTGGTCCGACCCCACCTACAAGAACAGGACCAACAGTTCCTGAAATCGCTCCAGCAGTAGTCGTGATGGTGAAGTAGTCACCCGACTTGAAGCGCTCAGAGCCGTTGATGATCTTGAAGCTGATGAACGCATTGGCGAACGTGACATCAGAGACAGCGCGATACGTGAACGGAATGTTCGTCAGCGTCCAAACGGTGTCAGAGATTCGCTGCAGCAGACGTGGAAAGTGGTTTGGATGCACGAGGTACATCGTGTTCCCGGACTGGGCGAACTGCACGTCAGGAAGCTCGGCAGCAGAGTACGGGATGGCGAACTCGTATCGAACACCGGGACTGGTTTCAACGAACGCACCGACTTTGATGAACTGAATCACGCCCCCGTTCAGAACAAGCATGAAGCGGCGCGAGGTGCTGAACTCAAACGGGATCAGACGAGCGCGTTGAGACTCGTTTTTTAGAGCACCAACGAACAGCGTGCCGCGACGCTTTGTCACACCACCGTGAATCAGTGGATACGCGTTCTCGATGCGCTTTGCGGCCTTGTTGTAGATCGGAAGATCGACACGAGCGAGCAGACGCGGTGACAGTTCGCCTGTGTCGAACGTGGCCTTGAAGTTTGAGATCTTTGGCATCAGAACCTCACGCCGTAAAACGCGGAGTCGTAGTTGCCAATCGGGTCTTGAACGTCCTCGGTGCCGTCGATGAACCGCGCGGCTTTTAACTTGCGGTCGTAGATGCCGAACATCGAGTCGGCTGAGGCTTGCGACTTGCTCAGCGCATAGGCCATGTCTGCGGCAAGACGCTGCGCCATCAGGTCAACAAACGACGGGTCCCATGCCGTCGTATCAACGATGTCTTTGACGTACTTGATGCGGCAGCGGTCAAGGTCCATCAGAAGGTCTTGACCCTGTCGCTTGTACGTTGGATTTCCGTAAACCTGCATGACCCGAACGCAATCGGAAGGCAGGCGGTACGCGTACTTGAATTCGTACGGCGTGTAATCAGCGACCTGATTCAATTCAGTGTCGGTTAGCGCGAAATTCCAAGGATGATCACGAAGCGTTGCGCGTCGTGCAATGTCCCAAGCGTTAACTGCAAGTTTCTGTTCCGTGGTTCCTTCGTCCAGAGAAACAATCGAGTTCGCTCCGAGTCGAGAAAGTGCTGCGTTGATGATTTCAATTTTTCCGGACAAGGCGCGTCTCCAAATAGTCTGGGGCTATTTACGCGGCCCGGATAAAATGAAGGCAGAAACAAAAAAGGGTCCTCAATTGAGGACCCTTTTTAGAGAGCAGAAGCTGATTACGCTTCCGTCAGAGCGATCTTCATCACACCGATTGGATCGACGATCTTCGAGCCCAACGACACGGTTGTGTTGATGAGGTGCGAGATACGCTGTGGAACGTAGTTGATTTCGGTCGAAACGTCCTTGCCCATTGCCACGCCGATTGACATCTTGTTGAATGCAAATGCGGTGCGGGTTGTGGACACCTTTGGCAGGCGGCTGGAAACAACCCAGTTCAAACCCATGAACGTACCGATACGGGCGTTCTGGATGGCCTGCAGGGACGAGTAGTCAGCCGAGGTGAGCTTGTCGATTGCGAGTGCTTCCGACAGTGCCTGTGGCGAGATCACCAGAATGCGGTTTTCTTCGTCAACGTCGTTGTTGTTGAACTGGGTCAGGATGGCCTGCAGTTTTGCGAACGTGAAGGCAGAAGCTGCGCCACCGACCGTGTTTGCGGAGGTGTTCAGTTCGGTGATGATCACGTCGTCAATTTGACGGTTGATTGCGGCAACGGTCTGGACTTGGTATTCCTTGACCTGGTCCACGTTCGTCTTCAGAGCATCAAGCTTCGAAGCGTAGATTGGCACGACGTAGTCAACGAGCGTTGCGGTAACAACTGCGCTGGTTGCGTCAAGACCGGTAACTTCAGCAGATGAACCTGCTGCACGAACAGCGGCGGTCAAACCGGCCATTGTGTGGAAGTCGAACGTTGCTCCACCGACGTTTCGCATCAGACGGGTCTTGCCCATCAGTTTCGATTCTTTTTGGGATGCGAGGTGCGTTACGTCGTCGCTGTACTTTTTGATGAACGCTGCTGTGATTGAGCCTGACATTGAATGTCCTCCGAGAATTGGTTTGGAAATGCGAGCTGCTTGTCTCCAAACCGGAGGGCGTATCAATTTGTGGTTCTGGGTCCTTTCGGGTTATCCGTACTGCAGTCAGTCGATGAATCTATTTATCGAGATGCAAAGAAAAAGGCCGCTTTTTGAGCGGCCTTTGATTTAGGGTGTGAGTTCTTACTTGTATTGCTTCTCGTACAAAGAGTTAAGTTCCGCTTGAATCTTCGGATCGCTTTCCCAATTCGGCTTCGAGCGAAGTGCATTCACTTGTTCTTGGAAACTTTCGGCAGACGATGGCGCGATCTTCGACTTTGGTGTCAGGCTGTCTTCACCGAACTCTTTGCCAATGGCAGCGAGTGCCTGGACAACGTGGGGGTGTCTCCACACTGGATCGTTTCGGTCGGCATCCTGCGGTGCGACAGCGTCAAAGCCGGTCGTGTACGCACGCATGTTTGGCTTGAAGTCATCGCCCCAGGTCTCTTTCAGGATGGCCTCGGTTTTGTCGGCGTCGAACGTCATGGCGTTCACGATGCCCTCGTACCTCTTCATGATGAATTTGTACTGATCCTTGGTGAAGCCCTGCTCAAGAAGCTCGGTCTTGAACGCCGCAACGTTTTCTTCTGGCAGATCGAGGTCCACACCGCCGTTGCCCTCGTAGTCGTCAATCGATGCAGCAGGCATGTTCGGCTTGGTGCCGAACTTCTTTTCCAGATTGAGGTACGCCTTCATTGCGCGCTCATGGTCTGGAGTGCCGTCAGGCTTCAAGAACTTTTTCGGGTACTCGAACTTCGGTTCAGCAGCGGGTGCTTCAGCGACTTCAACGGCGTCGGTCGTTGCCTCGGTGCTGGTGTCAACAGCGGCGTCAACGACCTCGGATGTGGTTGATTCAACGGTGGTGGATTCAGTTACTTCGCTCATTCTTGTGTCTCAGTTTGTTGGTGGGCTTCGCGTTCCAGACGGTCACGCTGCAGTTGGATGAAAGTGATGACGCTGCGCTGACCTTCACGGTAGGCAAGGTCCAGTTGATCAAGCGGTTGCTTGGCAGGCTTGTCCATGAAGTGCGACCATAGGTGGTCGAGAATGGCAATGCCTGCAAGGTTCTTGTTGAAGACCTCGTGGTATGCGTCGGGGAGTTTGGATCGGTCGAAGTTATCCGTCATGCGGGCTCCTAAGTGAGAGAAAAGGCGGTCGCGTCACCCATGCAACTAAGTGACGCGACCAAAAGACAGCAGGTGAAAATCTGGTAAAAGTCCTGCTGTGTTTTATTTACAGAACGCGGCTGAAACGATGACGGATTTACACCATCATTTCCAGGTTCGCCGTTCCTGACTCGGGTTGAACAGGAGCTGAGGCTTGGGCCTGTGCCATCGCCACGCGTTCTTGCGAGGCTGCTGCAGCCTGCTGTTCCTTCTGCTTGATCAAGCGCTTCTTCTTGACCTCGTTCTCGTCGTTCAAGAGCGCAGGATCAATGCCGAGCAGATCACCATACTTGTCAACGATGGCCTCGAAGTTCACTTTGTCGAGCAGTTCAGGCTTCTGCAGTTCGAGCGAGAGCTTGGTAACGCGGGTCGTCACTTCATCGATGGCCACGAGTTCCTGCTTCTTCTGCGCACGGGCGAGTGGGCTGCGGTACTCGATCTCGAACAGACCGCCACCTCGGCTGATGGACTCAGGAATCTGCGGCAGCAGACCAGCGCGAATGGTCAGACCAAAGCAGCGGGCAATCAGGTGCGTCAGGAATTCAGACTGCAGGCCAGCGAAGATCGGACCTAGGATTTGCATCACTTGGTTGTTCCGAGTCGTGACCTCAGTCGCGGTCTGAATGGCCTTCTCGGTTGGACCGAGTTGGTCAGCCAGCAGCATCTTGCGGACAGAGCCTTGCAATGACTGGATCTGAGCAACAGCGAAGTCGATGTCACCACCGGAGCGCAGCGGCTGCAGGTTCTCCATGTCACCGACCGGGATCACGCGACGAGCACCGAACTTGACGTTGTTCGGGTTGATCACGCCGTCGTCCTTCACTTTGAACATGCCGGTGATGTGCATCTCCATGTTCAAAAGCATCTGCTCCTTGACTTTGTTCAGGGTCTTGATGTCCGGCAGGGCATCGAACACCGGAGAGCGAGCGTAGTCAGTGTCTGGAATCTTCAACCAACGTGGCACGATCACTGGCATTTCGTGGAAGCCGGATTCGCGAACGATGGTCCCGCACGAGTGCACCCACAGCGATTCCCACCGCAGGTTCTTCTTCGTGGTTCCGGTCGATTGCTTGCCGCCCTTGATCCGTGGACGGATGCAGACGGTGAACTGGTACTTCTTGGCGTCGTGCTCGTTCGAGCGGTACGCTTCCTTCAACTGCTGCGGCAGGTTCTCAAGGCCAAACTCGATCACGGCTTCCTGAACGGTGAAGTGGAACGACCGATACACCGTGTCGATGTACCCCTCGTTCAAGGTCTCTTGGCAGTACAGGTGATTGAGTGGCCAGGTCGAGAAGTGCAGCTTGTTGTTCTTCAGCTCGACGTAAATGCCCGCCATGCCTGCAACCATCAAGTGCACCATCAGCGAGTACGCCTCGGTGTCGTAGTTCGACGCGTGGATCATGGTGTGAACACGGGACGCAGCCTTGTCCAACCATTCTTTGCCGTCTTGATCCAGCTCGTACCCTTCGTACGTGCCAATCGGTGGAGTGGCATCGAACCAGCGGGTGTTCGGAGGGGTGAGACTGGAAAGGACCGAACTGGCGAGCAGTCGAACGGAATCCGTCGCGGTACTGTCGAGCAGTTGAGCCGTTTCAGTCTTGGCGGTCTGTGCACCGAGGATTCCCGACTCGGTGTTCTGAAAGCCAGTGCCGAGCGTTGGGTACGTGTACCGGTAGCAGTCGCGGTAGTCCTGATCCAGCGGGTCCCGGATGGCCTTCAACGCGGTGAACTGCTTCAGAACAGCGCGGCCACGATCAGTAGGCTGGAGCATCAGTACGCTCCGATCAGTGTCGCTCTGCGCGCCTTCTTGGCCGACTTCTTTTCTGGGTCTTCTTCCTCAGAATCGAGAACGCCTTCTTCGGCGTCCAAGCCATTCAGCAGCGTTCGGTTCTTGGCGCGGCGCGCGGCGTCAGAATTGGCCGCTGCAGCTTGTTCGGCAACAATTCGAGCGTTTTCGGTTTGCTTTTCTTTTTCCTTCTCAGCCGTGATTCGATCCGCTTCGGCCTTAGCTTTTTCGGCAGCCGCAGCTTCCATTTGCGCCAGCTCAGCCGCTGACGGTCCATTGTTCCCAGTGCACATAAACATCTCCCATTTGTTGGAGGTATTTACGAGTTCAGGAATATCGTTGGACTGTTTTTGTGACCTGTGAATATGGAAGAATGAAGTCTTCAAAAATCGAGACTTCGGGGTGGAAAAATGAACTGGGAAGCAGGCCTGAAAGTTCTTGAGGGCGCTTCGTACCTAGCAGTCGTCGCTGCTGCGGTCGTGGCATTCCTTGGAGTCAACGCTTGGCGGCGCGAGCATCCAGGGAAACGACGTATGGAACTCGCTGAGGAGGTGCTGACAATGTTTTACGAGGTGCAGGCCACGTTTATCAGCGTTCGTGCCCCATTCCGGTTTGACGAAGAAAAGCCTCGCTCCGTGCCGCCAGAAGAAAAGCCCAACGAAAAAATAGCGCGTGACGTTGCCTATGCGACGCGCAGCAGACTAGAAGACCATTCGGAGCTGTTCGCGCGCCTTCACGCGACTCGATTTCGTTTCATGGCAGTTTTTGGAAAGGCTCAAAGCGAGCCTTTTGTGGAGATTCACAACCTGAAGATGAGCCTTATCGTTGCCTCTCACATATACACTGAGCAACTTAATAAGGCTTCTACGCTGGGTCCTGAGGAAGACATCAAGCCTCTCTTCGAGGAACATGCGCGGCTTTTCAAGATTCTTTACTGCATCACAGGAGACTCTGACGATTTTTCGAAACGTGTTGATGCTGAAGTTGAGAAAATTGAGCAAATCTGTAACGACGCGATTCAGACTAACTACACAAGTTTTGATCGTTTAATGGACACCTTGACGCTGCCGAAGAAGAAAAGGTGAAAAACCTCAAAAACTCCCGGATACCCAAGGGGTATTAATAAGAGAGGATGGAGATTTCTTCAGGTAGGTATTGATTCTGGGAGGGTCATCGTGGTGTCGTTCAAAGGTTTTTGATCGTGTGCGCTGCGCGCAGTGAACGGCCCCACCCCCAGACATTGAAAATCCCTGGTCCCAGGTCACAAAGGCTCAGGACCGAACGGTTCGTGCATCACGACAGCACCGTGCCGGTGGACACGAGAGACACCGAATCGTTGAAGGTTGTTGAACCATACACACCGCGTGATCCGGTGTCACGGCGGCACCACCGGGTGCTTCGAAACATCGATAGGCTGTGACACGATTAGGACCAGACAGATCGTTGAAGCCTGAAAATGTTGTTGTCAGCATTGGTGCTTCGAACGATTCGTCTATCTTTATCAGAGATAGACGAATGACCAGTGATAATGATTATCAGTTATAACCAAAAGTGTATACACTTTACAAACCCATCGTCGGGTTGAAGAGATTCAGAACAGGCCAGGATCAATATGTCTAAGAACCTTTGGAAATCCTTAAAGCGTTATGTACCTGCGTTTGTGGTTTACGCATCGGCGTTCATATTGGTAGCTCCGCTAATTGTGTACGTCAACATATTTGGCGCTACTCCAAGCACCGATCACGCTCGCTGGGCTGAGTTTGGGTCTGCTATGGCTGGCATCTATGCGCCAGTGGTGGGGTTTCTTACGCTTGTTGTACTTGGCTTCCAAATATCACTACAAAGGCAGTTTTCCAGCCAACAGCTCAGCCAGAACTTCATCTCAAGCAATACTGCAACGTTTGATACTTATCTTCAGAGACTAAATGAGTTGCTCTTTAAAGGGCCACTTCACGATTTACCAGCTGACAACATTCGTCGGGCATTCAAACTGTTCGACAAAGATGACATCAAAGACGGAGATGCTTACACTCAGGCATTTACTATCGATCGTCAACACCCAAACATTGAGGTCACTTGGGGTGCTCTCACTGCAATCCTCATGATTTTCAGTAGGAATCCTGACTCGATGCACCAACATGCGTTTTACACATCGATGCTAAAAATTGAATCTTATTTGGATGAAGAGATGCGTGAATCCTTGGATAGTTTTCACTGCGTACTCAAGCAAGGCAAGGACTCGCAGATCACGTACCAATTCAACAAAAGCCTCAATAAAGTAAAAGGCAAGCCTTAAATGCCGGTGACGCGGTAACTTACCTGTGCGGTCATAACGCTCAGCTCTTTTCGGAATGAGTGCACAGGTAAGTCACCGCTCTCTGACAACGACTTTGCGTGGATGAGGGCATTCAACGCGCACTCAGCAGCGCGTAAGCCACCCAAGCCACAGAACAGATCGCCAACGCGGTAACGAACAGAGCCGCACCGACGCGGTGCTCGTCCATGGTCTTGATGAGGTCCGCAAGGAACTGAAAACTGATGTGCATGATTGCTTCCTGAACAGGGCCGACGACCCGATAAATGAAGCGTACTGCACGATCCTCTGAAAATCACCGGACAAGTGCGGTAGTACATGCCCCATACCCCAGGGTCTACACAGCCCACCCATGAACGGCTCGCTGGATTCGTCTTTAACGCAAGGGCTACAGGACCTGCACTTACACGATCTTGATGATGCCGATGGAGTCGTGCTTGATGTACCGCCCATGTAGGTGTCTGGACCGTTTCGGTGAAGTGGTTGGTGTACTTGCCTTCCTTGTCCAGGTCGTAGTAGTAGGTGTCAGGCAGGTTCTGCACGTCTTCGATAGGGAACAGCTCAAGCCTCGAAGGGCAGTCTGGCCACAGCGCGAAGACCCATCGACAGGCCTCGAACTGTGCGTGTATCACTCTCCCCTGATGTGTACACCCGTGTATCGCAGCAGTGATACACCAAACCTTCGCCGACTCAATCGATTTGGTGAGTTTCCGCCCATTTCGCCCCCCTCTGGTGAAGACATCATGCAGCGTATCGCCTGTATCACTTTTCTTCTTAATTTAAAGAAAAAAATAAAAGAGAAGGTATAGGTATAGGGAACAGCGCAGGCAGGCAGCAGGCCGGAACTCCCGCCGAAATGTGATCCAAGTGATACACATGCCTGCCAATTCTTGAAACTCACTCCGGGATTGCGCATTCTCACCAGAATCGCAGCAGAAAGCACCACTGGCTGAACTTGGCCTGTACTCGCCTTTGATACACCACGTGAACAGTGTATCGCTGGGTGATACATCACCAATCTGCATCCCGAAATGGAATACGGGAAAACCTTTGAGATTCGTGCGGATACGCTAAATACGATATCCCAATCGAATGGAGTCTCAAATGGTATTTCCACTTCCCAATCCTCAACTGCGCTTTGACCGAGCCCGCACAAAGGCAATCGTCGCCGATATTCTTGCTGGCCTTACCGTTCGCCAAATCGTTGAACGCCACCGCTGCGCCAAGTACATGGTCACGGCCATTCGTCATGGCCGCTGGCATCCCGAGTTGGTCGCTGAGCTGGTCAGAGAAATCGAGACCGAAAAACTTTCGGCCCCGACCTTTTTTCTGCCGGCAGTCGCCACACCTGTCACGCCATGAACACCACCGTGACCTTCTTCAAGAACGCGTTCGACAACGCCGTCACCGATGACTGCGCGATCAGCTACACCTGGTCCGAGCTGGTCGATGAACTGCGCGCAGGCCTCGTGATCAGCGATGACAAGAACAGTCTCGGATTCGTCTGGGCCAAGTACAACACCGCCGATCCTGCTGAGCTCGCACCAACGTCCGCGACCGATCCAACGCCGAAACGGAACCGCAGCGGCCAACCGATGGCGCGCCGAGTCGCCGCGAACGTCATCGAGTACTACGGCCTGTGCCTTGACTACGACGGCGACGCCGGGCTTGCTGAAACCCGCGCCGCGATGGAAGGCCTGAAGCACCTTGGGTACACGTCGTTCAACCACGTGATCAAGGGCAAAGACAAGTTCCGTGTCCTGATCCCGTTCAGCACCCCGTGTCCTCACGGAGAGTACCGGGTACGCGTTGATGCCTTCAAGGCGATGTTCCACGGCACTGACCGCCAGACCTTCGACAGCTCGCGAATCTTCTACGCGCCGAACGTCTCAGCTGCGAACCGCCAGCACTACCAATTCTGGGCTGCGGATGGCGATGCCCTCGACTGGGCGATCTTTGACCCAACGCCAGAGTTCATCCCTGATGCCCGACCCGCACTTGTAAACCAACTGCGTGAGCTTGGTGGCAAGTTCAGCGCAAGGGGCACTGGCCTGCCGGACTTCAAAACCTTTGACATCGTGCAGTTTGCTTCAGAGCTGGGCATGAACCCACGACCTACTGGAAACGGCAAGTGGAATGTGATCTGCCCTCGGGTGCACGAGCACACGCACTCAGATCCCTCGGGCAGCGTGATTTACGACCGAGGGAACAACGACCCGCACTTTTACTGCTCGCACTCTCATGGGTCGAGCTGGTTCTTTGACCACTTCACCGACTACTTCGGTGAGAAACGCAGCATCTGGATGAAGCCATGGTGCGAGAAGCTTGAACTACAGGAGACATCAAGATGACAACAACGATCACCGCCCCTGAGAGCGCACTGCCAGCAACACCCGTGCTTTCCCCAAAGGAGAAGGTCGCTGCCGCAAAAGCCGAGCACGATGCCCAGGTCAAAGACGGGACAACCGCCGCTGACCAGAAGCAAGCCCGCTACCGCGCAGGACGGCTGTTCGGCGAACACATGCTCTCCGAAAAACCTTACTGGTTTTGGGACCAGAACGTGGACCGATGGTTTGAGTACCTGAACGGCGCATGGGTGGACTACTCGCCCGCCACCATGGGACGAGAGCACACCGAGGAACTGCCCTCTGCTGAACATCAGGACGGCTATCGGTCAGTCCTGTACGCCAAGGAGTACAAGCGCGGTCGCAAGGGGCAGACCTTTGACTTTGACATCGCTGGCTGCGCTGAAAAGCACCCGCACCTGATCAACCGCGCTGTGATCGACAAGTGGATCAGCCCTATCGCTGGCCAGTACCACGAGGCGTTCGACTGGTTGCTCGAAACGCTGTCATCAGGGCGCACCGCCGAGCGCGAACACATCGAGCAGTGCATTTACTGGAAGCACAAAAATCCGGCTGAGTTCAAGATGCCAGCCTTGGTGCTGTACGGCGGTGCTGGCAACGGCAAGGGCGTGCTGGTCGAGCATGTGCTGAAGAACATCTTCACGCTGGAGCACTGGAACATGGTGTCTGGTGGCGCGGCACGCCTGATGAAATTCCAAGACTCACTGGCTGGGCGCGCCATCTTCTTGTTTGACGAGGCGAACTTCCGCGCACACGAGGACCACGAGTGGATCAAGGCCATCATCGGGAAGGAACACATTGAGATCGAGCCAAAGGGCCTCAAGCCCTACACCGCCAAGATGCAGACGTGGTTCCACATTGCCAACAACAGCCCGCTGTATAGCCCGGTGCCAGCGGCTGGAAACGATGTGGACCGCCGCTTCAGCTTCATCCGCACCCGCCGAGTCCTCTGGCAGACCATTGCCGAGAAGTGCAACCTAGGACCGGTACTCGATGACCATGGTCAGGACAACGCCACGACAAAGGCAGCCGCCTATGAGGTCATGAACACGATCTTGATGCCGGACGCGTTCACCAACCGCACCGCACTTGCCGCGTTTCTGCAGTACCTGTACGCCAAGTACGACGGCAAGATCACGAACGTGCCCGCAGCGTTCCACGGTGAGGACTACCGCGCCTTGCTCGAAAACGCGCAGACCACGGAAGACGCGGTGTGTGAGGACGTGTTTGTCACCGACGCTGACTTCCTCTGCATCAGCGAGCAGGCGCTGTACAACTTGTACGTTCACCGCGCCAAGCTTGACGGCATCAAGGACAGGTTCATCAAGTCCAAGCAGGGCTTCAAGTCCGCCGCTGCTGACTTCATCGACCGCAAAAAGCTACCGATCATCAACGACCGTGTGCAGAGGTATCACGACCTTGACGGACGGCGCTCACCCTGCAAGGTGTTCGTGCTGATCGAGCGCGAAGGCCGCCGAATTCGCAACAACGACTCGCACTACTCACCCGAGTACTTCGAGCCAGCCGCCGCCGAGGACGCCAAGGCCAACGATAAGGCAACGCCAAAATCAGCCAAGGTGCTTGAACTAAGCCGAACCCTCCGCAAATCGAAGATGGAGTTCAACGACACAAAGACAGGTTGAAACACCGCAACAAAAACAGCTGACCAAAACTGAAACACACTGCACAAAGAAAACGGGTCCGCAAAACGCGGACCCGTAAAACGAGAAAAGCAAGACAGACTCTGAGTTCACTGAAGCAAAAACATCGCAGCGAAAACATCATCACTAAAACGCACTTGACTTTGCGCTTTTCTAGCTCACCATTTCGAATGTCTCAGACGGGATTCGAACCCGTACGCCTGCTACAGCACTGGTTTTCAAGACCATCGCGTCTACCGTTCCGCCACTGAGACACATGAGACGAGGACCGGAGTCGAACCGGTTTGTGGAACTTTGCAAGGGACCCGCTTAACCGTTCAGCCACCTCGTCACATACCTTCAAATGCCCGCTACATGCGGGCATTTGTCTTTTACCAAGCCTCCTCTTTCAACTTCCACCCATCAATGTCTCTTTCGACTTCGGGGTGGTAGCTCAGGTGCGCCGACAGGTTGGCTTTCGGGTCCTTCCCGCTTACTTCAACACCGTTCGCAACAAGCCGTTCAAAAATCTCATTTCGCGAAAGCGACGTGCCCGCTTCCCGTAAAATTTTTACGATTTCTGGCCCAAGCTTTGTACGTTCTTGCGGCTGAACGTCTGAGCCGCTTCCCGCACTGGGAAACGGAAAGGAGCCTGCGCTAACTTCCCTTTTTCGGAACATGCGTTTGGCCATTACCAAGCCACCGCTCTCGCCTTCGCCTGTAGACGCCCCAACCGGGCGTGAGCTTGCTGTCCAGGGTCTGGATACAGGGTCTTTGGTGGCTAGATCGCTATAGCCAGCGCCACCTTCAAAGGTTGCCACTAGTGCTTCGACCCGCTTGAAGAGTAAAGAATTGAGCGCTTCAAGCTCCCCTTCGGTCCCCGCAAGCAAAGCCTTCAACTCAGCAGCTTTTGCTGTGAGTTCGTTTCGCCGGTGCATGAGTTCAAGAAGTTTCATATAAGTGTGGTTTTGCGTCTTGGCTCTATTGTGCCCGCAAAACAACGGCCTTTGCGCACCATTCGTCGGCAAAAATGGGGCTTTTGCGCGTTGAAACAACTTCTCAGCGAGGCAAGAGACCGCCAAGTGATCGATTTTTAGTCATTTTCCGGGCCGGACTGTACATACCTCTGTAGCAGCAACAGCGCTCTACGCGACAAAACAGGAGCAACACATGTACGAACTTGCGGCCACCCCCGCTGAGCTGAGAGAAATCTTGTCCCGTGCGGCCTTTGACGTCCCTGACACCGCCGAATGCGATGCGCTAGCGACTGCCGTGATCGAGATGAATGCCCGAGTGGTTGACCGGAGGGACGCAGCAGACTACTGCGGTCGTAGCGGCGAAACACTCGGGGTCATTCAAGCATTGCAAGCTTCGGTAGAGCTTCTTGAAGCTGAACGTGACAACGCGGTTCGCGCGCTGATCAATCGCAGCCGGTACCGAAGCGCAGGGGTGCAGTTGTCATGACCCCAACCGAATTCTTCTGGCTGCTGTTCCTGAACTCGTGGCAGATCAATGTGCTGTTCGTCATTTCGATGGTCGCAGTGTCCGCGCTGCTTCTGAAAGCACTCAAATGATCAGCTCAAGACCTGACCCCATTGACCACACAGCAGCAATCGAACAACTCGTGCAACTGCAGCTTGACGTTGCTGTTCACCTTCGTGATCTGCACGCGATCTTCACGCACGCCAGCAACTCAGACTTGATCGAGCTGCGTGATGACATCCACACCCGACTTGACGTGCTCATCGAAGCGTTGGAAACGGACTGATGCAAGGTCTGATCTACGCCATCTGCTACCGCGAATTCGACGAGGAAAAACCGTTCTACATCGGTCGTACCCGCAAGACTCTTGAGCAACGCTTTCAGGAACACCGCAAAGGTGCACTCGACCCACTGAACCCGAAGCCTGCTTACGAGTTCATTCGCGCTTCAAACCTGACGGATGAGTTCTACATCACCAAGGTCTGCGACGAAGGCGAACTCACTGAGGCTGAAGTGGTTCGGGCCGCGATCCTCGACGGTCACAAAATCTTCAATGCCACGTCCGGTGACAGCGTCGTCCCGAAGGCCAGGTCAAAAAGCACGTTCGGGATCATTAATCGTGAAGCCCTTGCTTGCGAAGCATCGACTCGCCGCAATCGACTGCACAACGACGCTCAGACGCTGAGCAAGCCTGAAATCGTTGCCCAGCGCATCACAGGCGCGTTCCCCGACGCTGCAACGCTGAATGCGATGGACTGGCGGTCAGCGCCGGTTGAGGCTGTTCCGTGGGGCAAGCTCCCGAAGAACATCGATGGCATCACGTGCGAGATGTTGAAGTACGGCGATTTGCTGATCTACGTGCTGATCAAGCCCGGTCACTGCGGGTACTGGATCAAGAACACGCGCACGGTCTTAGCGAACGCGTACAAGTTCTCGTGGGAAAAGGGTCACAAGCTCGAACGATTGCAGGTGCTCGAACGCATTTGCAGGACGTTTCCGTCATTCACGTGGTGGCCGCTGTCCGCGCGTGATCCGCTGCAATAACAGTGCGATTTCTGGGCCACCAGACTGTCGCCGGTTGCACCCGTACCTGACGGGTGATGAGACATACACCGATCTAATTCGGTTGTCCTGGACCTCACCTACAGATGCTGCTATTTGCCACACGGCAGACACCCACGCTATTTGTCACCTAATGCCTCTGCTGCGCGCCCCCCTGATCGTCATTTCTCGTCGTCGGTCATCGTCGGGCACCGGCTAATTGCGCGCGGAAATCTCGCTCAAAAAAATCACCTTGCGCGGAAATCACCGCCAAAAAACCGCGCGTTATTCCTCCAGTGAATAGCTTGTGCTGGTCTTATTACGCCGGTGTCATCCCGAGAAAACTGGTGTACGTTCGTCTATCTTCGTATAAATAATAGACGAAACAACCACTGGAGTTTCAATGCAAAGACGCAGACCAATCAACAACGTTAAGAACTCTACTATTCGTCCAGTTCGACAAGCACCCGTTGTCGTCACCGACAAAATGCGCCAGTACAACGGTCCAAAAGAAAAAACCGCGCAGCCAATCAAGAGCAAGCAGATGCTCGAACGCATTTGCGAGAACCTGCAGTCACACAACCGCAATTACGCGCTGTTCGTGATTGGTGTCGAAACTGCTTTTCGTGCTGGCGACATTCTTAACATCCGTTTGCAAGACGTTCGCGGCCTGCAAGTTGGCGACAACTTCACGATTCGCGAAGGCAAGACTGGCAAGAAGCGCACGATCTCGGTGAACGAGCGAGTGTTCAACGCGCTGCAACCGTTGCTGCAAGAACGGAAAGCGGCCAGCCGTGATGACTTCCTTTTCGTCGGTGAAAAGCGTGGCACACGCATGACTGTCGAGACGTTTGGACGGTATGTGAAGCAGTGGTGCAAGGACGTTGGCCTTGACGAGCCAGGTTATTCAGCGCACACGCTGCGCAAGACGTTTGGCTTCATGAACCGAATGAACGGCGCACCGATTGAGCTGCTACAAAACATCTACGGTCACTCGTCGTCAAAGATCACGCAAACCTATATTGCCATTCAACCCGAAGAAGTCAAAGCGGTCTATGACCGAGGAGTTCTGTGATCGCATGAATGAAATGTAACGGTTGAACCGTTACATTTCGGGATCAACCTGTTTTCCGCCGTCGGGATACATTATTTCTACGCTATCAATTTTGTAGCGCAATCCCGAAAGGAAAATCAAATGGCTACCACCGCAACCGCAACGAAAACCGAAAAGACCACGAAAAAGCCGATCTCGCTTGTCGATCGCATCAAAACGCAATTGAACACTGCGGCTTTGAAAGGCAAGATCAGCGTTGATGAGTTGAGCGAACTGCAACAACACATCACGAAAGTCTCGGGCCTTATCTCCTGATGAATTTCGCCCTTGGCCAATGCGTGATCACGCGTGCGGCCATGGCGTTCTGCGACAAAAGGGGCCTTGTGCCCCTTGAGTTGTTGACCCGTCATGCCCGCTGTGACTGGGGTGATCTTGGGACACATGATCGCGACTTGAATCAGACCGCGCTTCGTGAAGGCGGGCGCATCTTCAGCGCCTACAACTGGCACGGTGCACGCTTCTACGTGATCACCGAGGCTGACCGTTCATCGACTTGCATCATGCTCGCGACTGACTACTAGATCAGGCAGATCGCGAACACACGAGGGACCTTCAGGGTCCCTTTTTCATGCGTGGTTGATAGACATACACCACAGAGCCAGGAGTGCAACCTGACACCATGGGTTTGTGTTACTCACTATAAACGGTATGAGCATACCGATGTGTCAATGTAAGGCATGTTTTTCCTACATTGGATTCGTGACTTGAAGCAGCCCCGCAAAAAGCACAAACCTCAAGTAGGAATCGAAATGACCTCAACGACCCACACTGCCCCTCAACATGCCTCTGCTCTTGACCACTATCTTGTCGTGTTCAGCTTCGTAGAGCCCATCACCTCAGAACTGGCTCTTCAGCGGGTTGGCGAGTTCTTGCCACTCGACGAACACTGCACTTATGAAATCACCGAACAGCCCTTGCACGAGTCACTGAGAGAAAACCTGCCCGACGACGTTCGCTACGTTGATGTTGAGGTCACGTACGGAGAAAAGGAAGCCGATCCCACAGCACTGCCAATTCACGCGGCGGCTTCGTCACTGTGGGCCGCAGGCGCAATTCCAGCAACTGCTACGGCTCTCGCTGGTGTGATTTGGCAGCACAAAAAAATGGTGAACGTCGGCAGCTTTGACAGCCCGCTGTTCGAACTCAAAGTTCTGGCGGAGAACTGAAATGGGATACCGTCCTGACTACATCTTCGCCTTTGAGGCGTACGCCATGGGAAACCCGCAGGCGATCATGAAAGCAGTTGGTGAACACCTCGTCATGAACGAAGGGATGGTCTTAAACATCAAGCCCGCTCTTTTCCCCGTGACGCACCCGCTTACTGACTACGAAGTGCATGGGGTGTGTGGTGTGTGGATCACCATTAACTTCACAGTGAAGTTTGCCTCAGCTCATGAGGACTTCGCTGCGCGATCAATCACTCCAGTGGCGCGGGCCATCGCCGCGCTGACATCCTCCGCGCACGACCCGATGACATTCGTGTACTCGTATCGGGTGCATGACAGTCTTGACGACACGCCATTGGTTGGTGTGCCTGGGTGGTCGACAATGTCGATTGAAGGTCTTGACCAATTCTCAATGGATTTAGACCGATCAGGGCACAACAAGCTGCCACCTGAACTCATCACAGATGAACAGCGGTACACCATCAAAAAGGCGTGGATAGATCGAAACACCGCCAAGTGGATAGCTCAACACAACCGGTATGTTGAGCTGCGCCGACAAGAGTGGCGCACAGAGCACTCTATTCAAGAGTCGTAACGCAGCCCTGAGCCGTTACCGCGAGGGGGCAACTCATACTCAATTTCGAGTCCCCCTCCCTGAACATAAAACGAGTGCAATTCGTTCTCACTGCCTCGATCCGCAATGGCTTCAGCCCGCGACTGCTGAACAAGATCGCCGTACAACACCACGTACCGGAATGTGGGGTCTTGGTACGCACGCTTGATGCCAGCAGCTTTGCGCGCCGCGCTGAAGGCCGTCTTGTGGATTTTGGTGATGAACTCGACTTTCGACAGCAACGAGCGCAAGCCTGTACGCAACCGCTCACGAATGATCTTGAGTTCGGCGGCGTTCACCGCTTGGTTAAAGTCGCGCCCCATGATCTCGCGCATCCGCTCAAGTGCTGCCTGCGTTGCTGCCAATCGCTCGGTCACTGGTGCAGGCATGACAACCTGATCCAGCTGCTTTTTGATCGCCTGTTCCTCAGCGATCAGACGGTTCAGGTTCTGAACAAGCAGGCCAACAGCAGCGGTTCCGTCCGCAACTCTCACAGATTCAACCGCGTTTTCGACGCTGCGCACAGCGCGCTCGTGCTTGAGCCGCAGGGAAGTGCGCGGATCAGTGACCTTTGCTTCGGGCAGCATCGCTGCTTCTTCTACAACCTCAATCCATTGCAAGATCGCTTCTTCGACCTTGTGATACGGCATCGCGGGTGCCTTGCACTTCCCGATTTTGTTCAGTGACGCCACACAGCGAATGTAAGAGTACGTCGCGTCACGCTTCACGTTCGAAATCCGCATCGGTGAGCCGCACTCGCAGTAGCAAATGCCTGTGAACAGATTCGGGATCATGGTGCCGCGACGGCCACCAGTGTTCCTGCGCCCAGCGATGGCCGCTTGCACTTTGTTGAACTCGTCTTCATCAATGATGGGTGGAAAGCGCATTTGCATTTCTGCACCTGCACGCGAGCTTTGGAACTCACCCAACACACGACGACTTTTAAGCAACGCAAGTACGTTTGGCGCGGTCCAGTCTTTTGCACGCTTCACCGCAGAAGTCCCAAGCGTTGGCAGCTTCTCCGCTCTAATCTGGTCACACACCGCGTTCGCACCAAGACCTGACGCAGCTAACTCAAAAATGCGCTGCACGATCTTGACCTTTGATGGGATCAACTCGTACCCCGTTTTGTCGGCGAGCGGCATTAACCAAGACGGGCAGTTCGAAGTCAACACCTCGTCAGTTTTTGCGAGCTTTTCATCCCAGTTCTTGGTTGTGCGCTCTGCCTTGATCTTGCTTTCATCGTGCGCGCGAGCCAGACCACCTAGTGCGACGTTCAGCTTTGAGCTGTCGTTCTGAATAATTTCGCGCGTGAAAACCTGCTTGTCGGTCATCGTGACCAGCACGATCCCGCTAGAGATGATCCGCAGGAAAAGTGACATGGCGTCGAGCACGTTTTGCCGCGATACTCGATCTAAGTTCTCTACCAGCAGGTACGAGCCCTTCGGAATAACGCCGCTTTCAACTGCGTTAAGGAACTTGCCAAGAGCACCCTCTATGACGTTCTTGCCCGCGAACGCGCTGATGCCTAAGTCCTCGTAGGACTTCTCAACCAGGGTGAGGTTGTGTTCGGCAGCGTACTCGCGTACTTGCTTGGCCTGGCGCGTGCGACTAAACCCGGCGGCCTGCTTTTTAGAGCTGAACCGTATGTATGAGTAAGCATTTGGCAT